GCCATGACCAGTACAGATATTTTTGCCAAGACCCTGATAATTTCAACAAAGAAATGTGCCAGAAACCCAGATGTGAGTTTGATCAAGATTGTCCTGAATATTTAGTAGCACCCATTTTGGAGAAGAAAATTGAAGGAAATCCTCCTAGCGCTCCTCAACAGCCCCAAGGATCGACTGTCTGCCGATGACATAGAAGTCCGAGTTCGGGCTTTTGTTGTTATTACAGTGACCTTGATTCTGTTCTTTATTGTGGTCACGCTGATCTATAGCGTGATGTTTGTGAGCCAGCCTATCAAGGCTATGGCGCCCATTGACCAGGCCTTTACCAAGATGCTCAACGACATTGTTTTGTTGATTGTAGGCGGTATTGGAGGCATAATGACCAAAGGTTTGACCAATGAAGCAACGGCTATGATGAACAATGTCAAGGCTGGCAAGGATGCTTATGTAGCACCCCCACCTGCCCCAGTTGTAATGATGAGCTCGGCAGGATGGACTCCACCCCCTCCTCCCATGAGCCCCCCTACATTAGAAGCTGACCATGAGCGTGAAAGAATGGCGCAAGCAAGGGCTTCAAATGTTTAATCCTTGGTTAATCATCGGCGCAATTTGCGCTATTTTAGGAGCATATTTCTATGGACATCATCAAGGCTATCAAGAGTGCTATCAGGAAGCTGTTGCAAAAGTTGCAAAAGCCAACGACGAAGCCAGAGCAAAAGAACGAGAGCTGAACGAAAAAGTTAACCAGACTGCATCTGCTTTGAGGAAAGCCAACAATGAAGCTCAAGTTAAGATTAGCAAGCTCACTGCTGATGTGCAGTCTGGGGCTATGCGCTTGTCAATCCCCGTCACCTCCAATAGTGTATGTTCCGCCAACGCCGCCGGAACTGCCGGAGGAGATCAACCTCAAGCTAGAGCCGAACTTGACGGACAGGCTTCTTCAAATCTTATCGCCATCACAGCAGACGGGGACAAAGCCATCCGAGCCCTCCAAGCCTGCATCACCAGTTACAACCAAGTGAGGGATTCCCTCAAGGAGAAAATAGATGATTAAGTACGCCATCCCCCTCGCAGTCGTGGCGCTTGTTGGGTGCTCTTCAACCAGTGATTACCAGAAGTATTCTGAGACTCAAGTAGCGATTGCCCGCTACAAAGCCGAGGCTGATAAAGCCAAGTACCAAGTGCTGGCTGAAGTGGTCAAGAAAGGCGATCCAACTGCATCTGTAGCCGCTATCATGTCTATGCAAATGGGTATGAATGGTGGCGGTCAAGAGCAAAAGATTGACGCACCAAGGAATTCTGGGGATGATGCGCTCAAGTGGGCATCGTTGTTGTTACCCACAGTCGTTCAAGGATTTGGCATCTATGAAAACGCTAAAGTGGCTACCACACAGTCTAACAATGCTACAGCGACTGCTATCAATACTAATGGTACGTTTGCTTCAATTGCTAATACTGGGTCTAACAATCAGGCTTCTATGGCAGCTAATTCCAATACGGCTTTTGTGAGCATTGCAAATGGCGCATCAACTGCAATCTCAGGTATGGCCAGTAACTCAAATACTGCCTTAACAGGTATGGCTACTAGCGCCAATACAGCTTTAACAAGCATGGCGTCTACCAATGCTACTAACCTGTCAACTGCTTTGACCAACCAAGCTAGTGCGTATAACACGCTTTTGAGCACTGATTTAACCACTTTAAACAACGCTGTATCCAAGTTAACCACATCTCCTGTTGTGATTACGAACGGCATTATTCAACATTGAGGAGAGCGTCATGGCTATTTTTGGTTCTGGTCAAAATCAAGTTTACATGGATGAAAACGGTAATGTTGTTCCCAATCCAAATTATTCGATGTCAACAGCACCTCCAAATGCAAGTAATGTAAACACTGATACAACTGCATCACCTCTTTCTACTTTACTTAATCAGAATCAATTTACAGATAATGCTATTTCCTTGCCACCATCTAATTACTCATCATCTGATAGTTCTCAATCTATGAGTCCTGCTGGAGGTCAAGTAACAGGATCTAATGTTCCACAAGCAGGTAGTTCATTATCTCCACTATCAAATCCTTCAATAGTGCCACAAACAGGTAGTTCATTATCTCCACTATCAAATTTATCTGCACAACCACAAGCAGATAGCTCATTATCTGCACAAAATGCTCCTGCACAAAATGCAATAGACAAACAAAATCAAACTGATGCGGCTAGAAATCTTAAAAGCATGTATAAAATCGACAATCCTGCTCTTGTGAATTACGTTGCATCAACGCCTGGTTTAACGGGCAGTGACCTTCAAAACCTGCAAAAAACATTTGGTAGCTCAACTGCTCAACAACTTAACGATCTGCAAACAAGTGATAGACCTTCTTTGCAAGCACAAGCTAATCTAGCCATATTACAACAGCAACAACAAGATTATCAGAAAGCGCATCCAACGCCTCCTTCTCAAATTACGCCCCAACAAACTGGAGACAACCCATATTCTTCCTATAAAATTGGTAGTGTTTTTAGCCCCACAGGGCCTGCTAATTATGGAAGATCTGTTGATTCTAGTGGTTATATTCATGAAACAGATGCATCGGGCAATACCTACATACTAGACAAATCAGGACACATTATTAACTACACATTAAGTTCTAATGATCCTAGATCTATGGCTTCTAGCAATGCGAGCGATGCTTATGCTTATCAATTGGCTCAACAGACGGGTGTTTTATGAGCCCAGAAAAGTTGCACGCTTTAGGGATTGGATCTGAATGGTCAGAGCCTTTGGTTACAACTTTTTCTACGTTTGGGATTAACGATGTTAACCGCCAAGCTGCGTTTATTGGACAGTGTTCACACGAGTGCAACCACTTCAAAACATTGGAAGAAAACCTATCCTACAGTGCCGAGACATTACAAAGACTTTTCCCCCATAAGTTTCAACCCAACGAGTTTGCCCTTTACGCCAAACAGCCGCAAAAGATCGGTAACAGGATTTACGCCAACCGTATGGGAAACCGTGACGAGGCTAGTGGAGATGGATTCAAATACCACGGACGCGGTTGTATTCAGCTTACGGGGCACGATAATTACTACCATTTTGGTCAGGCGGTAGGCCAGAATTTTGTCCTAGATCCCAACCCAGTGGCGCAACCCTTGTATGCCGCCATGAGCGCAGGATGGTTTTGGGCTACGCATGGATGCAACAATTTGGTAGATAACGATGAAGCTTTGTGTAAAAGGATCAATGGTGGATTGTTTGGACTTAACGAAAGAATCAGCTTGACCCAAAAGGCTTTTTCAATATTGAGCGCCTAAAAGTGCCCTTGTAAAGGATTGACGACGGTGGGAAAATAGCTAAAACAATGGGAGAAATATGGCTACTTACACGCCTTCTTGGGTAATGACCTATGACTCGCTGAATGCAATCGTTCTTCAATACTTGGAGCGGTCTGATCAAGCGACGATTAACGCCATCCCTACTTTTATCACCCTTGCTGAATTTGAGATTGCCCAAGAGATCAAAACCTTGGGTCAATTACAAATTGTTGAGTCAACGACCATTGCAGGCAACCCAGTGCTTCAAAAGCCTTCTAGATGGCGTAAAACCGTTTCTATGAACTACACCAATAGCAGTGGTGTACGAACCCCAATTTTGCTTCGTAAGTACGAATATTTGACTAATTATTGGCCAAATAACACGCTTACTTCGGCGCCCGTTTATTATGCTGATACCAATTGGGATCACTGGTATCTAGCTCCAACACCAGATCAAGCATACACCTTAGAGGTGCTGTACTACGAGCGCATTCAACCTTTAAGTTCTGACAATCAAACAAATTGGTTGACTCAGAATGCTCCAACAGCAATGTTGTTTGGCACTCTTTTGCAAGCAATGCCTTTCTTAAAGAACGATCAACGGCAAATTTTCCAACAAAAGTACACCGAGGCTATTCAGTCACTCAAGACTGAAGACACTTCACGTCTTGGTGATCGTCAATCTGTTGCAATAGATAGCTAATCATGACCTCATACGTTTCACCATACACAGGACAAACGATTAACCCATCACAAGTGGGTTATGAAAATCTAACGCTCACAACCACATACACAGCGCTTCAATGGCCTGTCAATGGAAATACGACTTCTGTTGTTGCTAACATCATTGAAGCTACAGCTAACGTAAGCCCTGCGTATGTTGTTTTACCTCCTGCGACGCAAGTATCAGTCGGTCAAGCATTTATCATCAGAAACATTGGTGCAACAAATGCATTTACGGTTGTTTCTCAAAACGCCAATCTAACGTACAACACCATTCAAACGGTTCCTACCGCGCCTACAACTGCAACAGTCAACACTTATTACATTTACCTAACTGACAATTCAACTGTTCAAGGTACATGGTCTACTGTTGCTTTGGGTGTTGGTACTTCAGCCGCCAGTGCCGCCGCGTTGGCAGGACTTGGTTTGTTGCCGCTGAATACTACTTTGAACACCAATACGCAAGTTGCGTTGGTTTCTTCTGCCTACACCTTCAACTCAACAGATGGATCACAATTGTTTGTATGGACAGGTGGCGCAAGCACAATGACATTGCCTGCTGTTGCTAGTGTTCCATCTGGTTGGTATGTAATCATTAAAAATGATGGAACTGGCATATTGAATGTTACAGCCCAAGGTTCAAGCACAATTGATACAACAAGCTCAACTGTTCAAATTCAGATAGCTAACTCAAGTGTTTTTGTATCTAATGGAACTAATTGGTATACATATGCTTTGGCTCAAACAAACGTATTCAACTATACGCAATTGTATTTGAGTCTAACTGGCGCCGCCGCAACAGTTACTTTGACTGCCGCTCAAGGTAAGAACGTCATCCAACAATATGCGGGTATTCTTTCTCAGAACACCACGGTCATTTTGCCCCAAACAGTACAACTGTATTCAATCAGAAATACAACTACTGGCTCATATACATTGACTTTCTCTACTGGAGTTTCAGGCGGAACAACCTTTACTTTGGGACAAGGACAAGCTGTTCTTTTGGTGTGCGATGGTACTAATGTATTTACTACAACATCAGCAACTACAAGCTTTACCAGTAACTTGACTTTAGGTAATGGGTCTTCGGCGGCACCTTCATTAAATTTTAGTGGTGATACAACAACTGGTTTATATCTTGCCGCATCAGGTCAATTGGGATTTGCAATTGGTGGATCTAGCGCAGGAACATTGACTTCTAGCGGATTGTTGTTGCCTGTTGGTATTCAAGGCGGGACATTCTAATGACTGTAAAAGTTGCCGTTCTCCAAGCAGGTGCAGGCATCCAAAGGGATGGAACTGTATTTTCTGCTCCTTCTTATGTAGACGGTCAATGGTGCCGATTCCAATATGGTCGTCCTAGAAAAATGGGTGGTTATGAAGGCGCGTTTTTAAATGCTCCTAGCATCAGCCGTGGCATGATCATGCAATCCCAAAGTGGACAAACATGGGTTGTATCTGGATTCAATAATAGCATTCAACAATGGACTATTGGTAACAGTGACGCAATTGGATCTGGCCCACAACAAGTATTTGTAATTGGAAGCATAACAACTGTAGGAAATACAACTGCAGGATCGGGTTATACGAACGGAACTTATACAAATTTAACGCCAGTAACAGATAGCGGTAATGGTTCTGGAGCCACAATAACTGTTGTTGTATCTGGTGGCGCAGTCACAACTTTAACTGTAACCGCAAGTGGATCTGGTTATGGCTATGGAGATACGTTTAGCTTTGCAACATCAAGTCTAGGTGGTGGATCACCTTCGGTATTGTTTAAAGGAACGATTACATCGGTCACATATGATGGTCTAAATTTAGCTCCTTCAAGCAATTACTATGTGGCCGATACAAATGCGCTGTGGCAATTTGATACGGGTTTCGATCCGTTTGGGACGGGCAATAATAATTTGATTGCTCACCCTGGCGACAACCTGCAGTACATCGACAGCCAAACCAATGTTAGGCCATTGATTGGTACGTTTACAGGTACAAGTTTGACACCTGTAGGCGTTTTTACAGCATCGGGAACGACAACAAACGGAAGCCCTAACGTTACTTTTGCAACTACAAACATTGCAATGGGTGCGGGTGTATCGGTTTATGGGACGGGTATTCCTGCTAACACCAAGATTGTTTCAGCCACCACAACGGGTGGAGTTTGGACGGTTACATTAAATAACAACGCCACTGCTTCAGGCACAGTGACTTTGACCTTTGATAACAACATTGCTGTAAGTGGCGGTGTTGTAATGCTTTATCCATACCTTTTTGTGTATGGAAATTATGGGTTGATCCAGAACTGTTCAGCAGGCGACTTTAACAATTGGACGTCAGCAGATGCCAACGCCAATAACGTATCCTCTACAAAGGTCATTAAAGGCATGGCTCTTCGAGGTGGAACAACATCTCCCAGTGGACTGTTTTGGACAACTGATTCTGTTGTTAGAGTGACTTATTCGCCCCAAACTGTGGGTACATCAACCCTTTATTGGCGTTATGACTTGATTACTCAACAGTCTTCAATCATGTCAAGCCAATGTGTGATTGAGTATGACGGCATTATCTATTGGGTGGGCGTTGATAGATTCTTGATGTACAACGGTGTTGTATCTGAAGTGCCCAATACACAAAATACCAACTATTTCTTTGACAACATTAATATTAATCAAAGACAAAAAGTATGGGCTACAAAGATTCCTCGTTGGGGAGAAATTTGGTTTTTCTATCCACGCGGTAACTCAACTGAATGTAACGACGCCATCATTTACAACGTCCGTGAAAAATGTTGGTATGACGCAGGATTAGCAGATGGTGCCGCACGTTCTGCAGGCGTGTTTTCTGAGGTGTACAGAAAGCCAATTTGGGCGGGTAATGTGGCCAATTCAGTGGGCACTTATACGCTTTGGAACCACGAAGTTGGAACTGATCAAGTCTATTTGAACAACGTCAACGCCATCAATTCTTACTTTGAAACCAATGTATTGGGAACTGGTGCAGGATTGGTTGGAGCACCTTCTGGTGGAGATAATCTTTGGACTCGTTTAGAGCGCGTTGAGCCTGATTTTGTACAGTCTGGACAAATGAGCTTGACCGTCACTGGTAAGGGCTATGCGGACGATACAGACCAAGCTTCGAGCCCTTATACATTTGACCCAACAACCCTTAAAATCGACATGAAGGAACAGCGCCGTGAGATGCGTTTGAGGTTCACAAGTAACACTCAAAACGGCAACTATTTCATGGGCCGAGTTGTATTGAGTGTTGAGACAGGCGACGTTCGCGGAACAGGAAATCCATGATTTCGTACGATCCTCGCGGAATGACATGGGATCAGTACAATAAGCTGATGGAAGAGCAGTTTGCGTCCAATCAGCTAGGGCATGTGCCTGAAGAAAATTGGAGAACATGGGTGGACGGCATGAATGGTATTGGTTATTTTGTCCAATCAGGAATACCAGATCACCGTCCATTTAATCATTGGCAAGATTGGGCAATGGCTATGGCGGGCATCATGTCGATTTCGCCTAACTTGGGGAGCACATATTGAAACCGTCCGACGTCATTACAGCCGATTCTCAGAATCGGAACTTAGACCCTAAAAAGGTCATGGGAGCCGCCCAAGTAGCAATCAAAAAGGGCGGCAAATTATTTCATCACGGTAAAACGTCACTGCTTTTGGAAAAGCTAAGTGATGGCGATTATTCAACTCATTTGTTTACCCAAGATTCTCCAGTTCTATTAGCTAGAGCTTTGGCTTTGTTTTTTAGAAAGATGGAGAAGAGTGACATTCGCATCATTTATGGTGATGCCACTGGGCCTATGCTTAATTTGCTCAGACGAGTAGCAAGACAAGTTGGTGCTCCTATCAAGGATTCTGACCGTCATGGTTTTACATGGATGATTAAATTATGAGCAATTATTCAGGCTTTGGCGGCTTACAAACACAAAACACTGGTGCTCAACTTCATTCACCGAATATTGAGCCAAATGACATTTTGCCTTGCGGACAAGCAACGCCACACTATGGTGGTGGTGGTAGTTTACTGAGTGCGGCTCTTGATATTGCTACTGACGGTGCCAGTAGTTTTTTATGCGTATTTGAAGATGCGGCTTGTGCAATCTGTGCAATTTGCGCAATTGATAGTTCCGCATGTGTCATTTGTTCTGCATCATGTGTTGCGTGTTCTCTTTCTTGTGCAAGTTGTGCATGCTGTTCTACCTGTTGCACTAGTTGCTGTTCTTGCACATCTTGCTCTTGTTGCACAAGTTGCTGTGCATGCTCATGTTGTGCTTGTTCATGCTGTGCATGTACTTGTTGTACAAATTGCTGTGGATGTTGCGCATGTGACTGCTGTGCATGTTGCGCATGTTGCACTTCTTGCTGTACCTGCTGTACTTGCTGTACTTGCTGTGCTTGCTGTACTGATTGTTGCACTTGCTGTACATGTTGTTGCTGTACATGCGACTGCTGTGCTTGCTGTTGCGCTTGTGATTGTTGTGCTTGTTGTTGCGTTTGCGACTGCTGTGACACATGTTGCTGTGCTTGCTGTTGCTGTTGTTCTTCCAAAAGCAAGGGCCACAAAGGTGGCAAATGCAATAAGGGCGGCAACAAATGCACTAGCAAAGGCTGTAAAACAGGTTCTGGCGGTGCAGGTGGAGGTGGCGGCCAAGGTGGCTTATGCGGTCAAGCTTCAGCATTAGTTGGACACGGTGGCAATTACGGAATTGACACTGAAAAAGGCTTAACTCAAATGGGTGGTGGTTTGGGTGCAAACCCCAATATGGGTATGGGTGAAGGAGAAATGCTTGCTAAAGGTGGTCTTGCTAACTTTGCCAAAGGTGGATCAAGCAAAGATTGCTGTACTGATTGTAAATGTTGGGTGAAGACATTGAACAAGGGTTTGAAATGTGCTGAACCTGATTTCAAGTGTTCTGCATGCACCATGCTGAGAAGCCAAACCAATGCAAATTTGGGCAATATTACTCTGCACTCTTTGAGACAGATGAAGTGTGGAATCACGGGTAGTGCTGAAGGTGGATTAGCGCATGCCTATAAGGCGGCGGCTCCTAAAGGGCACAATCCTGAGTTCATCACTGGCGTGACAGGCTACTACGCTTGTGGTGGCGGTACAGGCCAATCTGACGACATTCCTGCGATGCTTCATGACGGTGACTACGTTATGGATGCTGAAACCGTATCGGCTCTTGGAGACGGTTCTAGCAAGGCGGGCATGCATGTCTTGGAAGGCTTCCGTAAACAGCTACCACACAAAGAAACAGTTGGGTCTAATCCTGTGCCTGCAAAGATCGCTGATGGGGAGTATGTTTTCCCTGCGGCGTTTGTCACGGCACTAGGAGGAGGGGATAATAAGAAAGGTTCAGAAATTCTTGATGGATTGCGTAAGAAATTACGAGATCACAAGCGTTCTGCACCTTTGGATTCAATCCCACCAAAGGCAAAGACCCCAATTGACTACATCAAAAAGGGAAAGAAATAAATGGCTAATTTACTCCAATCATCCCAAACAAAGTCAACGTGCGCACCAGCGTACTATACGAACTACCTTCAACAGTTAGCAACGTGTGGGCAAGCGGCTGAGAAATGCGCTCAGTTTGTAGGGGCTCAGCCTTTACAGCAACAGGCTTTTTGTAGTATTTCTCAAACTGCAGGAGCACAACAGCCCACGTTCCAAACTGGAATGGGTTACATTGGTTGCGCGGCTCAGTCAGGCAGTAAGATCGGTGCGACGGTTAATCCTTATTTGAGTGCGGCAACTAATGCAAGCCCACTTTGTGCGGCTAAACCATTAATTTGCCAATCACGCGGTTTGAATTTGGGACAAGTGGCTCAATGCTACATGAACCCATTCATTCAAAATCAAGTGCAGAATATGTCTGACATTGCTCAGAGAAATATTCAGCAGAACTTATCTCCACAAGCCACAGCAGCCATTGTGGGTTCAGGTCAGTTTGGTTCACAGCGTGGCGCTCAAGCTTTGGGTCAAGTTGCGGCGAATGCAGAGCAATGTCTTAGCGCAAACATTGGCAAGATGTTGACCTGTGGATATGGCCAAGCACTAAGTGCGGCAGGTCAAAAAGAGAGCGCATTGGGTCAATTGGCAGGAACTACAGAGCAAGCACAAGCGGCTCAGAATCAAGCTCAATTGCAAGCGGCACAAACTGCGGCATGCGCACAGTCAAGGCAAGCGGCGGCACAGCAAGCGGCAGGTCTTGGCATGGGTACGTTGGGTACTCAAGCGGCCGCTCAAAATTTAGCATGTATCAATGCTTTGGCTACGTTAGGCGCTCAGTGCCAACAGATCAAACAGAATGCTCAATGCTACGACTTCACAAAACTAGCAAAAGAAGCCAGTTTGATGCAAGGACAAGCCATTCCCACATCGGTTAAGACAACCCTGTGCATGTCGCCTTTATCTGCGCTAGGCGCGGCGGGTGCGGCGGCGAAAGCATCTGGATTAACATGTTATCTCAGTAAAAAATTAGGATGTGTTTTTAAAGGTGCATCATGTACTAAATGTTGTGGAAGTGCTGTGAACATGTGTAATTACAGCATGGGATGCGCATCAGGTGGTTTAGTTAAAGCACGATCAGGAGGAGCGATAGGTTGTGCGTCAACTCGTAATCTTGGCGCGTTGCCTGCAAGGAGAAAATAATGGCAGATTCTGCAGACAAGCAAGACTATAGAGGCGTTTCTAGTGGTCTAGACATGGCTAAGTTGCCTTTGTATGGGCAAGATGATGAACGCCTACAAGAACTCCAAAAAGCCCAGAAAGAAGCCTTAGATGCCCTTCAGAAGCGTTACGACCAACCCAATTGGTGGAAGGTAGCCGCAGGGTTTGCAAAGCCTCAATTGGGCGGTTTCTTGGCTTCTGCAGGCAGTGCGGCAGAAGCGATGGGTGAGAACGTAGAAAACCAACGTGCTCAACAATTGCCTATTTCTCAGATGAAGTTGGCATTAGCACAATCCAATATGTTGTTGGGTGCCAATAAAAAGGTTGCTGATCAGGTTAAAGCGTGGAGGGATACGCACCCCAATGAAACTCCTTCTGCGCAACAAGTCGGTGAGTGGGAAGCTATGGCCCCAGGAAGTTCTGTTGTCGCCTCCTTAAAGAACGAACTCAAATTCAAACAAGAACAACAAGGTGTTGATGTTCAAGCTCAACAAGCACAGATTGCCTCACAACAAGCCGCAATTGCCAAGGCTAATGCTAAACGTGCCGCTAATATTCCTTTGAGTGCGGAAGATATAGCTGTATTGAGCGCTCCTACGCCGAGCATGACGCAAAAGGAAAAGGTTCCTACCGTCAACAATCCAAATGTTGCGGCGCCTGCTCAACCGAGCGCTGAAGAAAAGCCCAAGGCTGAGACAAAATCTAAAAATGTCTATATTACGCCTGACGGAGCTCGTGTTACTGAAGACTTATATAAAGACTTCTATAAAAATGGCAAAGCTTCTATACCAATTATTAGCAATCTTCGTTCTCCAGAAGAGCAAGAAGCTCTCAAAGATCATCAAGATGAAAATGGTAAGTGGTACACCAAAGAAGGTAGACCAGTATCTGAAACTAGCAAGCACTTAACTGGTGATGCTATTGATCTTGATCCTAGCAAGCCATTGAACAAAGACCAGATTGGAATGTTGAAGTCCAAGGGTTGGAATCAAACTGATCCTAAGAATGATCCTAATCATTGGGAGCGTACTCCTCATGCTGAGACTGAACAGCCTGCTCCTCAAGCTAAGCCTACTGCCAGCGCAGAATCACAAAAATTAAATTATCCGCCTACTTTGTCTATTCCAAATACAGCAGGTTTGGGTGATGCTGATCGTCAAATGATTATGGAAGCTCACAAGAAAAATGTTGATGCAACCGAATCTCCCAATGTTCAGACAATTCAAAATTATCAACCTCTTGTAACTGGTTCAAATTACGGAACTATCAGTGATAATTACAACTCCGCTTTAAAACTTATTCACGATAATCCAAAATTGTCGCAACAAGTTTTTGCCATGATGCGTAAATATGGAATGGAAGCGGCATTGAACGAAGGTGTTGGTTTCCATGCAGGCGCATTGAACGCCAATGTAAGTTTGCCGATTGCCGCATTCAAAGATGCTGAACGTCGTGAAGAAGTTAAAGCTTTTGCTGATGAGTTGTTCAGAAAGCTTGCTGTCTTGGCCGCCGCAAATGCTAAATCCAATGGTGCAGATTTAAGCAAAACTCCAGTAACTGAGTACATGAGTGCCATGTCTCAATTTGCCAATAAGAACATGACTTCTATGGCCGCAGAGCATGCGTTAAATTTAAGTCGTGCAGAATTTGAGCATAAAAAGAAAGTTTATGATCAAGTTTTAAAAGAACTCCCTCGTGTTGATACCAGTAAAACACAAACGCCTTACACTGATATCATGCAAAATTCTCCAGAATTACAAAAAATTCATAAAGTTCATGCAGGCGTATTGTCTAAGTATGAAAATGATTTCAATAAAAGAATTCAAGCGGCAAGAAATAAAGGCAATGTTGAGGAGAGTAAACCATGACTCAATTGACTGATGATCAAAAAGTGCAACAAGAAATTGATAATTATTTCAAAGAGCATGGACAAAATGATGAGCACAAGGACAATGTAGATAAAGAAGTTGATAAGTATTTTCAAGAACATCATGAAACATCTCCTGAAGGAAGTGGAAATGTTTATGAAAATTCATTGCTAGAGCCTAGTGCTGATGAAATTGCTCAACAAAAAAAAGATGAAAAAGCGCCTGATTACCTTGCTCCTGCGGGCGGTGTAGCAGGTGGTTATGCCGCTTACAAGGGTTTTGGCACTAAGTTGTTAAAGCCAAGTGAAGGCGTATTCAAGCCTGCACCTGTAAGTCCAGTTGCACCAGTTGCACCTGCGGCGCCTTCTGCGGCTCCTTCTAATGTGCGAATCGAACCACACATGGAAGGGCCTGTATCTGGTCTTGATCACATTGAGCCACCAAAACAGAATTTTGAATTAGATCCTGAATTTCAGTCTAGGGTTGACGAAGTTTTGCAAAGCCAACGTGGCAAAAATGAGCCCACAGGCAAGCAAATGCGTCAAGGCCATAACATGGAAGCCCAACGTGAAAAGTGGGCTCTTGAAGAGAATTTAGGGTTGCATGGAACAGGTGCAAAACAAGAGATCACTAAATTTGGAACTGCTTTCCCGCTTGAAAGCGGCCTTGTCACGACCGAACATACTGCGCGAGAGATAGAAGAAGAAAAGGCCAGAATGGCTGAAGCTCAAGCTAAAGAAAGAGCTAGACAACAGGTTTTGAGAGAGAAAGCTGAAGAGAACAGAAAAGCTCTAGAGAAGCAAAAGCAAGATGCTTTGAAACAGCAAGCCTTAGAAAGAGAAGCCGCAGAGAAAGAAGCCGCCGCCAAAAAGGCCGCCGCTGACAAGCTTGCACAGGAAGAAGCTCAAAAGGTTGCTCAACAGAAGGCTGAAAAAGAAGCCGCTCGCAGAGGCTTAGAAAAAGGTGTTGCTAAAGTTGCTACTGGCGCTTTAGGTGGCGCTTTGGCCGCGCCTGATTTCTGGAATTTTTACCAAGAGTACAAGAAGAATGGTATGACTGATGAAGCTATTACTAAGATGTTGCAAGGCGTAGGTGGTGCCGCTATGGCTATTCCTACGCCCTACACGGAATTAGGGGGAGCCGCTTTGAATCTTGGCGCCCCCTATCTTGTCAAGCATTTTGGCCCGCATAATAAACCTAGAGCTGATCAGTGACGGGACATAAACTCCATTAACAGCATCGCAAAAGACATCCAAAGAACGAACCGAATCATTTTCGGTTCATCACTTCTTCAATCTTGTCGGCCACCAAAGAGTTGTAAGCTCTGGCGACTTCGATGCATGCTTCGCGCTCCTTCATGATGATGTCAATTTTGGCTCTATCAATGAAGGCGTTGGCAAGCTTTACCAAATCGTCTTCAAGAAAGTTGTAGTTGTCCTCAAGTTGTACTTCGTGGAACACGCGGTTGATTTCTTCTTTACTTAACATTTCATACTCCAAAGTCATTTTTAAGTTTCCAAAAACGCAATAGGCACTGAAACATTTCCCAACCCTTGCGGAGATCGGCTTCTGGCCATTCAACAATGCGGATTAGCCCAGGGTTTGTTACTGACGCAAACACATTTGCGCAACGTGCATGCGGAAGCCCCAAACCGTGCCTGTAGGCCGCCAATTGCATCAAGTGCTCCTCATAGGCCACCACATCATCATCGGGCCCAAATTCCTTTGTTTTGGCGTCAATGACAATACCCACTGGCGCTGTCTCACTGGGGTCGCAGTGCAGGTCAACTTTACCGCCATATCCCAAGTTGGAGGCAAAGGATATCTCTGTTCTCCACTCTTGTAGCGGGTGTGTGCCAAAGTGATCGAATACCTTTTCTTCAAAGGCTTTGGCGATGTCAACATGGTCTACATCTTTGCGTCCTGAGTACCACTTCTCAATGGACTCGTGAACGCGTGTACCGCGCTCTGCGGCCTGTTTTCCCGTCTCCTTAGAGTCAGCTACTATCCGAGCAATAAAGTCCTTCTCAGACTCGTTTTGAGCCCTTGGAAGGGTAAGCGCGGCGAGGAGCATTTGCTCGTTCTTCCACACTTCGAGACCAGGCTTTGCCACCACCTTCAACAACGTGCTGACTGAGGGCACCAAGTTAAACTTGCGCGCATCACGAAGGGTTGTGGGTCGATCTGAACCGTCTTTTGCTTTGACGGTGTACATAGGCCCACCGTCCTGCTTGTACCAATGTGTTCCTTCAGAAGCTCTTGCAATAATAGTAGTCATTATGTTCTCACATATTCAGGTTGATATTTTTGTGCTGCTTCGCAATAAGCATCATGAGCTTCTTTAGGATCATCAAAATATCCCAAAAAAAGTCTTTTGTCGCCAATTGCAATTCTTGCTGAGTATTTACCATTGGTAGCTACCCATGTGACACCTTTGTATCCAGAGGTGTTTCTTTTATGTTTACCACGATTTAAATTGTTTTGAGATGATGTGGCAGGACGCAAATTTTCAATCCTATTGTTGGAAGGATCTCCATCAATGTGATCAAGAAATTTTGGCAAATAACCATGGTGCATCATAAAAATAATTCTGTGCAAACGATATGGTTTGCGCTTAATTAAAGTTTTTAAATACCCACCTTTATCTACCGTACCAACCTCAGAACCTTGTTTCATACATCCTTCTGATTTTTTGTAAAACAATTTACCATCTTGATATTCAAATCTGTCAATGAAATCTTGTTGCGTCATGGTAGTTCCAATCAATAAACAAGACTCCATTGTATACTTAACATTGGTATTCTGCCGATCTAGCAATGATTGTTGTCATTTGTAATCCTTAAGTATTAAAACGGAATATCTGAATCTTCATCTATATTGGCAGATGCGATTGCATCGCGTTGGTATTCATTGCTCTTTTGAATCTTTTGCCACTCAGGTGAAGCCATGATCTTTGTTTTCAGGTTGTCGCTGAATGTCTCAAACAAGGCCATGTCAGGCTCTTGAAGGTTGAACATTTCGTTCTTGTTGATTGCTTGGGGTAAACCGTTTTGTTTGATGATGGAGGGAACTGGCGTCACGCCATCCACGTTGGAATAGGTTTGTCCGTTCTGCCCTGCACGTTCAATCACGTTGATCATGCACCAAGCGCCTAAGATGTTCTTGAGGTCAAACTTGCGCATCTCTTCTTGTGTGAAGGGCTTACCGCGCCATGATTGCAAATCCAAGCGAAGGTTTGCTTTCTCACTCCATGAGAGCGTGTAGTTCTTAAATATTGCAAATGGTCGGCCATCTTTCATCTTCAAAACTGTGCCATTGTCGTCAGTGCCGTGTATTTCCCAACCAAGCATAATTTTGTGTAAGAACTTAACTTGCCCTAAATATTCTGACTTTTGCGTTCCAACATCGACTATCCTATAGCACCTTGCTAGATGCATTCCAGAGGGAGTGCGCTCGAAATTACCACCTTTATCTTCAACGTAAAAACTCATGATTTCTCCTTGTAAACGGTCAATTCGACCAAATCCGATCAACGTGATCGTGTCAAGACTATAACATAAAATCTAATTCTGTGTTAGACTATCTTCAAGGAAGGAGAAAATATGAACCTAAAAAAATACTTTGAAGGAGAGCCTTATGGCGCGAAGAAAGAGATGGCTGAGTACTTAGGAATCACGCCTACATGGTTGGGACTTCTATTGCGTAAAGCACGTCAACCCTCGCCCGAACTGGCAAAAAAGATTGAAAAAGCGACACAAGGATTGGTAACTGCTAAAGAGTTACGTCCTGACCTTTTTGACTGAACACAATGTTGTGTATTTAACTGGAGAAAAAATGAACCGCGTTCTTAAAAGTGTAAAGATTAACAGCGTCCGCATTGATGGAGACACGCAGTCCCGCGTTGACATTGATGCCAATTGGGTGAGTGGCATTGTTGATGACCTCAAGAATGACATTGACTATGACCCGATTGAAGCGCGTTTTGATGGTGTCCATTACTGGCTGACAGATGGCTTCCACCGTTATCTGGCAAACAAACAAATTGGGTCGAAAGAGATTAAAGTGGCGTACTTGCCTGGCACTCAATTCGACGCCCAAATCGATAGCTTCAGCGCCAACAGCAAGCACGGCAAACCCCGTACAAGGGCCGATAAACAAAAGGCTGTGGAAAGGGCTCTTGCTCACCCACAACTGCAAGGCAAAACCAACTATGAAATTGCCAAAATCTGTATGGTTTCTCAGTCTTTTGTGGCCGCTGTGCGTGATCCTGCCAAGAAACAAAAACAAGCCGAAAACGTAGAAAAACACTTTAAAAACAAAAGTGAATCCAAAGAAAATACTAGTTTAACTAGTAGTTTTAATACAACACCTAGTGAAAACACCTACGAAGATTGTGGCCCTGACGAAGCCGAACTGAAGGCAAATGAACTGGCTCTGCAAGCTGATCAAGACGCCATGTATCAGTTGTTGGAGTCGGACGATGCATTGGCTATGGCTTATGAGGAAATTAAAAGACTGAATTATCTCAATGCCCAATTGGAAGTTTGCATCAATGGGCTGATGAATGAAAAGAACGAAGCTATCAAGATGGTTAAAGCCCTTCAAAAAGAAAACGACAAACTCAAAGGTAAAAAATGAACACAAACCTAGCGCCAAGTGAGCGTGATGATGGACAAGTAAAAAATGGATTCCCAGAACCACGACAATTTCAAATCGATGCTCATAACGCCTTGCGCCAAGGGTTCCGTGATGGTCACAAAAACCAGATCATCATGGCCCCCACAGGCGCGGGCAAAACCTACCTTGGACTACGAATCTGTAATGAAGCGATTCAAAAAGGTAAGCGAGCAGTATTTCTTTGCGACCGAACAACGCTGATCAATCAGACATCTGCGGTGGCCGACCGATACGGCATGAATCAGCATGGAGTGATCCAAGCCAATCATTGGAGACGTCGCCCAGATGAGTTGTTCCAGATTGCTTCAGTACAGACCATTGCCAAGCGTGAATTCTGGCCACAGATGGATGTTTTGGTGGTCGATGAAGCACACACCACTTACAAGGCATGGACTGAGTTTGCAAAGTCTACAAATGCCACTGTGATTGGTTTATCCGCCACGCCCTTTACCTCTGGGCTTGGAAAGATATTCACAAACATCGTAAACGCCACCACAATGCACGATCTCACGCAGAATGGTGTGTTGGTACCTATGCGCATCTTTTCGTGCTCTAAACCCGATATGGAGGGCGCAGAGACTAGAGGTGGCGAGTGGACGGACAAGGCGGCGGAAGAGCGCGAACTTAAGATCGTTGGGAACGTGGTGGCCGATTGGCACAGGTTTGGTCAAAGCAGGAAGACAATTGTCTTTGGCGCGACGATCAAGCACTGTGAGGAGCTATGCAGGCAG